GAAGCATGTACTACTTCCCCGGCAAGTATTGGTAACTGACAAGGATCAGCAAGTCATCTCGTTCGGTCGCGGGGTTCGCCTCATGAGCGAGGCGTACTACATCCGCGAGTTGACCCCCTTCGGGATCGACACCACCCGCGCATTCCGGGCGCTGTGCCGCTCGATCTGCTGCCCAACCATCGTGCTGGGCCGCACGGCATTCGTTGACCCGGCCGTCTTCCAGGTGTGCATGAAGCACCTGTCCATGCCGGGAAACAAGGACTTTCACGGGCCCAACTCCTACCAGAAGGACAAGAAGAACCGCCGCCACTTCCGCAATCGCGTGGAGCCGGACGAGATCCAGCGCAACTGGAAGCTGGTCGTCCGCTCGATCCTCGACTCCCGCCGGATGGTGGGGCTTCACTCTCCTCCCGCCGAGCGTGCAGCAATCCGGTCAGCTGCCGCTGAACTCACGCGTTTCGTGCTTACAATGATCCCGGCAGCAGAGCAGACCAATGGCAAGAAAGAACCCAATCAGGAAGCTGACGCTCGCGCAGGGACGCCAAGCATTGCCTGCCCTGTCGAGGAGCCAGCCTTCGATGGCAGCGGTTGCGGAAGAGATGCAGCCGCGCATGAAGCTGGCGGACCTGGTCCCCACCAGCCAGGAGCTTGCTGCGGTGATGGGGATTCTTGGCAGGAAGAAGAAGGCGAAGAACATCCAGTCGGCGGTTGATGCTGCCGTCAAGCAGGGCAAGGTCCGGCCGCAGGCGGCGAAGCTCATGCCGACCCTCGTGACCTACGCGCAGGACCGCATCGAGGGCGTCTCCCAGGGCACGATGGTGTCCACTGGAACCAAGCCACTGGACGAGCGCTACTTCAAGGAAGGCGCGACCGATCCGGAGAGCAAGGCACAGTTGAAGTCCGCAAGGACGAAGCAGCGCCTTACGGCACGGGGCGAGTTCTTCGAGTCCTCGATCATGCCGGAGCTGCAGCGACCGATCTCCGAGTTCTTCGCGATGCCCGAGGGCAAGAAGTACGTCATGACCGCCCTTCGCTCGCGCATGAAGAGCGGACGTGCGCCTGCAGACATCCGCAAGAAGGACGTCATCAAGGAGCTCGAGAAGGACGTTGGCCGGGTCAAGAAGGCGGAAGCCGCCGGAGACGTCGTGTTCCGGGGGTCCATGCCCCGCATGAAGATCAAGGAATCCGGCAAGGGCGCGCTGACCGCCTGGCGTTCGTACGCGGATTCAGGCTTCTACGCACCCAAGTCCGGCGAGCGTTCGGACGTGAGCATGGCGATCCCGAGGGACGTGGCCCCGCGCAAGCAGATGGTGCCCGATCGCCGGCTCGTCGCCGAGGAGAAGCAGATGTTCTTCTCGCTCCGGGAGGGCATGACCCGTCCGGAACGGAAGCGGTTCGAGAAGCTGGTGGGGAAGGCACGCGCCAAGTACGCGGACCTCCCGGAAGATGCGTACGACCGCCTGGCCCTCGCGAAGATGTACCCCCATTATCAGCGCTTCCTTGAGGACTACGGCTCGAACCTCCCGGCCGGCAAGAAAGCGATCAAGACCCAGAAGCCCGGTCCCATCGAGAAGCGGAAGGCCGAGCGTGCGCGCATCTCGTCCGGTCGCCAGATGAAGGCAACCCTTTCCCGTTGGCGTGACCTCGAGAAGACGGTCCAGACCCGCCGTGGCCGGAAGGCGCTGGAAAAGATGCGGATGGAGTGGGATCCGTCCGCGCTTGCCGGAGGCCTTGATTGAAGCAGGTAGACCGAGCGGTTCCCGGCGAGGACACGATCCGCGCCTACTTCGGGCTTGACGGCGTGGCGCTTGCGCTCCGGTCGAGCAACTGGGAGGTACGGGAGGAAGTCGAGCGGCTGGTCGAGTTCAGCCGGGACTCCGACCCCAAGGTTGCGATGGCGGCGATGAAGCAGCTCCGTGGCGTGGTGCGGGAGACGGCCGAGATCAACGGCATCATCCAGAACCAGAACGCGGAGATCACTCACCAGGAGGGCGATCGGGTCGTTAAGATCAGCGCGTCCTCGAAACTCGTCCAGTCCCTGCGAGAAAGCACGAACTATGTCAAAGTCCCCGACAGCCTCCCCTTCGCAGCCCAGTTCCTCCCCGCCCGTGATTCCAGCCAAGCAGCCAACCCCGCTCCAGAAGGCGGCGTTCGCGCGGATCAAGGGCCTTTCGCCTCTTGACTGCTACCGGCTGGGCGCATCCGTGCTGCCCCAGCTCGGCATCCTTGAGCCGAGCGTGTTCCGGAAGATGGAACCCGAGCAGCTCGGCGAGCTGTTCCGCAGCCAGGTCCACGAGGGCGAGAAGTGGCTGAAGATCGGGGACGACCTCGAGCGCTTCGTGCAGGACCACAACCTCATGGCCGTAGCGTTCCTGCGCATCGCTGCCGTGGGGCTGGTGGGGCGTTGAGCGTCGTACGGATCGAGAGAGGGAACAACGAGCTGTATCCGCTTCCGGCGGACTACCTCGAGCTGACCCCCGAAGGCCAGCGACTTGCACGCGTGAACGCGTGCAGGCAGTGGCAGCTCGGCGGCGACCCCAACGACCGGGCCCAGGCGCTCGCCGCGGCCATCAACTTCTTCGACCGCTACTACCTCTATCCCGATTGGGAAGAGGAGTTCAATCCCTACTTCTACGACGATGATCCGATCGAGTCGCCGCTGGGGCACTTCGCCATCTACCGCCTGTGGGCGCTCGCACCACGAAGCGTCGCGATTGCCCCGCGTGGCTTTGCCAAGAGCAATTGCTTCCGCAAGTCGGCACTCCTTCAGATGGTTAGCCGCCCGGCTTACTCGTTCATCTACGCAACCAGCAGCATCGACAACGCAGAGCAGACGTCCCAGATCCTGAAGACGCAGTTCCTGTCGAACCAGCGTCTCCTGGACGATTGGGGTCCCGAGTTTCCAGACGGTCGCCTGACCCCGAAGCGTGGCGAGCGTTCGTTCGGCGTGGAGATGATGTACCTAAACAACGGGAGCTGGTTCCGTGCCATCAGCGCAGAGAGCCGTCAGCGCGGCGGACGTCCGCGCGTGTATGCGCTGGATGACCCGGAGTATGACCCCAAGGCCTCGACCAGCATGAGCGTGCTCCGTTCGTACATGGAGCGCCTGCTGTTCAAGGTCGTGATGCCCATGGTGACTCGCCGGGACACGAGCGTCCGCTGGCTTGCCACGTTCGTGAGCCGGCGGCACTACGCGTGGCACGCGATGGAGACGATGCCTGGCCCCACCGGCCTGGTCGCCAAGGACTCACGTTTCGACCAGTGGGCTCGCCTGATCCTCAAGGCTGAGTACGAGGAAGCCGGCATCCGCAAGAGCTGCTGGCCTGGCATGTGGCCGCTGGACCGGAAGGCCAAGGAAGAAGACCCGAAGCTCAAGGGACTGGTCAGCCTCGAGGAGATCCGAGAGCTGATCGGAAGCCACAACTACATGGCGGAGTACCTGGCCCAGCCAGGCGAGGCCGAGGACCTGCACTTCGGCGAGGTCACTCAGGCCAAGCATGGGTGGTGGCTGGAGAACCCGGACCCGGAGTTCGACGCCGACCCCAAGCGGAGCGGGGCGACGATCTGCTGGCACGGGAAGAACGGACTCGAGGAGAAGATGTTGCTCCAGGAGTTCCTGCGCAACCGGGTGCGCATGTTCATCACCGTGGACACCAGCTACACGAACACGAGCGACAGCGACTACAAGGTCTGCACGCTGATGGGCTACGACCCCGTCGACGCGTGCCTGTTCGTTCTTGACACCTGGGGCGCGCAGTGCCGTGAACAGCTGCTCATCGAGAAGTCGTTCGCGATGGCCGGTAGGTGGGGGTGCCCGTCGATCCACCCGGAGGTGGTCCGGCAGTCCTTCGGCCTGTACGCCTCGATGGAGTCGATGGTTCGCCAGAAGGCGGCAGAGGTGACTGGCGAGACGCCGCCCCGGATCATCCCACTGCGGGTGGGCACGCTGGACAAGACGGCGAAGATCAATGCCCTGCACTACCGTTTCGAGCACGGGCTCATCAAGTTCCCGGTCTGGCGGAGGGGGGTCCTGCCGTGGCGGATGCTGTTCGACCAGATCGAGCAGTTCAACCCGGATGCGGACAGCGGCGGACTCCAGCACGACGACTTCATCGACACGGTCGCGATGAGCATGTTCGTGGTCCGTGGCCGGCTCGACCGGCAGTTGGCTCCCGGCCAGTCCGCCTCCCTCGATTTCGTGCAGATGATCGAGGACGGGAGCATCCGGGACCCCTTGGCTGGTGGGGGTCCGGCGGTGGAGGCAATGAACTTCAACTCAATCCCCATCAATGCCTTGATGGGTGGAATGCAGGAGAACCCAGATGGCGAACGAGGAACGCGGGTCTAATCCCCTTTACGTCACGATTCCGTTCGTATACTTCCAGATGCTTGCCCAGTCTTACTATGGGCAAGAGGTGTCTGATCGGATGGAGGCAAGCCCCGCCAACCAGAAGCTGCCCAGCCCCGATCCGACGCCTTCCACCACCTTCAACCTGAAGGGCGTGGAGCTGTTCGAGGAAATGCCGCCCGGATGGAAGTCCCTGAGGAAGCGAAAGACAAATGGCGAGTGACGCTTACACGCTGCCGAAGGACAAGAACCTCCTTGGTCGCATTATCGACCAGCACGTCGAGCGAGAGCTGACGAAGCTGACGTACCGCCGGACGCTCTGGATCCTGGCATGGTACTACCTGAACGGGTTCCGCCGGTTCGACGTCTTCGATCCGCGCACTGCACGCGTGGTTCCGTACTACCTGGACGAAGACGGCAACCTGGAGTTCCAGAGCACCGAGCTCATGTCCATCGTGGACAAGACCACGGCCCGGCTCAACACCATGGACCTTCGTCCCCGTGCGCTCCGGCAGGGCATGAGCCTTGCGGGAATCCGCGAGCGGAGCGTTGCGCAGCTGGTGGCGGATGCGGTCGTGAGCGACCAGCAGCTCGAGAAGGTCAAGCGGGAGTTCAACTACCTGTTCGCCCTGCTCGGTTCGTGCGGCGTAACGGGTCACATGGTCGATCACCCCACCATCGGGTTGACCAGCGACCTGGAAGTGATCCACCCCAAGGAGCTGATGCCGTTCCCGAGCCTGGGCATGGACCACACGAAGGCACGCGGGATGATCCGCCAGCGGGTCGTTCCCATGACGTTCCTGCAGGAGCGGTTCAGCAAGGGCACGCTCGAACGCAACAAGGAGCGGATGGACGCGTGGAGCTGGGAGTGGGGTCACGACATGGAGGAGCCGGCGGACAGCCCCGGCAACGGCTACATCCTGAACTCCGCGAGCACCGGCGCACTGAACGGCGTTCCGGACGGACGCGAGATGGAGGTGGTCAAGGTCCGCGAGCTGTGGATGGACGGGCCTCGCGGGACCGTGAGCCGCTACGTCGTGTCGAGCGGTGACGTCGTGCTCGAGGATCGTGACCTGACGGGCGTCGAGACGTACTGCCCGATCGGGTTCGCGCGGTTCATGGACAACGGCACGTTCCACGGCGCGGGCCTGTTCGACCTGATGTTCGGCATCGTCCGCGAGATGGAGCGGATGCTGAAGAGCCTGTTCAACAACGTCCGGGACATCGACAAGTACGGACTGCTGGTGATGCCGCAGGGCACGATGAACGAGCGCGCGATGATGCGCGACATCGGCAAGGGCCTCCGGTACGTCAGCTACAGCAAGGATGCGCTGATCGGCGACGACTTCAAGCCGCTGGTCATCCAGCCGCACAACGCCGGCGACGTGCCGGGCAAGGTCGCGCAGTTCGCGAAGGCGATCAGCGACAGCCTCAGCCCCGTGCAGGACCTGCTTGCGGAGAAGGGACGCGTGGACAGCGCGAGCGGCCTGCAGTTCCTCGATGAGCAGATCAGCAAGGCGATGACGAACCCCACCAGCGGTGTGCAGTCCGCGTTCGGCGGGATGTACAAGAGCCTCGTGGCGAAGGCGAGCCGTGAGATGCTGCTGAGCCAGCGTGCGATCCCGGTGAACAAGATGACGCTGGACCTTGCGGGTGCGGTGATCGACCCCGAGGACGGGACCGTCAGCTTCAAGAAGAACCCCATCCCGAACTTCAGCCAGCTCTCCTTCACGGTCAAGGACACCGCGCCCAAGAGCGAGGTCGTGCGGAAGCAGGAGGCGATGAGTCTCCTGCAGGCAGGC